CTGGGGAGCTGGGGGTAATGCTGGACATGTTTGCATTGTAGAAAAAGTTATTAATAATACTACTGTTGAAGTTTCGGAAGGACATTGGAATTTAACTGATAATCCAGGTCCTTGGGAATATAAAACACGTAGAAAAGGTTCTGATGGTAATTGGGAATTTTACTGGGGTGGTGATAGATTTTTAGGTTTTATCTACAATCCAGCATGTTCTTCAAATATGATTTCTGAACAAGGAGATTTTGGTGGTGGTTCTGGAGGCACATATTTTGGTGGTTCTGGTAATTCTACTATTGTAAAAGATAAAAATTTAAAAGAATTTAAACTTCCTGATTCATATAATTATGAAGTAATTTCTCAAGATATTACAGTAACCAAAAATTTTCAGGGTATTGAAACTGCTCAAGGAGATATTAGAAGAACTCAAGGTACAAAATTATTAACTTATCCATCATTAGTAGAAGTACCTTTTGTCATTTTAAAGGTTGGTGATTTCACTTTTGGTTCTTATACTAAAGGTGGAGACTTAAATTCTATTGCAAGAGTTACTTATCCTAATTTTATTGATGGAATGACTGTAACAAAAGTTAATGGAACAGTTAATCAATATACAATAAATTTATCATATCAAATAGAAGCAGGTAATGACCCTAATTTGGTTGATAAAATATTAAGTAAAGTTGGATATGGATTAGTATACATTAGTTATGGTGATTGGGCATGCCCTACTTTTATTTATAGTGAAGAAGAAGCATTAATAACTAATGTAAGGTCAAGAGTAGATTTTAGTAGGTCATTAATTTCTTACACAATTACTTGTACAAGTAATGCTATAACTTTGGCTGCAAACATGCATAATTTCCCAGCTGTGCCAAATACAAAACCTAGTGATGTTATTTATAAAATTTTAGATAATAATCAATATGGTGTGTTAAATTTATTCACAGGTATGAGAAATACTTCTAGAGTTAGAGCTAAAGGTTTAATTGCATCTAATGATGCTGCAGTAGATATTCCATCTAAAGAAGGAATGGATGTTTTAAGTTATTTAAATTATTTAGTATCTTGCATGACTCCTATTACTAATAATTTTAATAGCATATTAAAAGATGCTACTTATTACATGACAATAAAAGATGATACAAGAGGGGAATTAGGTGGTCCATATTTTACTGTAACTGAAGTTAAATCTGAAACTAAAACTTTAACAACAGTTGATACTTATGAAGTAGATGTAGGATTTCCTAATGATGATTTTGTAATGAATTTTACAATTGATAATGATAATTCTTGGTCATTATTATATGCATATGCTGATAGAGTAAGTAATCAGAATTATGTATATTTTCTTAATGATGATGGAAATATAGTAACAAAATATTCACCAAATATAACTACATCAACTACTGGTTTTATAACGACAGAAGCTCAAAAAAATTGGTGGACGCAAATGACCCAATTTCCAATAAAAGCTACATTACAAATAAAAGGTTTATTAAGACCGTCAATGCTTATGTCATATGTCAGAGTAAATGCATTTTTCTATGGTCAAAAACATATAAGCAGTGGTTTGTATGTTATAACAAAACAAGTTGATGAGATAAATAAATCTGGTTATAGAACAACTTTAAGTTTAGTTAGAATTGGTGGAGATAATGACGTTATAAGTAATATAACAAAAACTGTTAAAACACAAAAACCAACTATTATAACCAATGGTACTGCTAGAAATTATGGTTATGGTATTGGTGTTAATGGTGAATATTATAACATTAATTCTGCAAATGTATATACAAAAGGTGGTGGAATGAATTCCAACACTGCTATGGAACATTAAATATATGATAACAAAAGCAATTATTGAAAAAATAGAATCAGATGGATACCACGTAAAAGTTAGAATTCCAGTTTTACATAAAATAGATGGAGCACCAGGAGCAACAGCTTTTGAAGATTTACCAACAGCATTAATTTGTTTCACTCCTGGTTGTAAACCTAACTTATCTGTTGGTGATATTGTATATGTAGGATTTGAAAATAATCAAATGTCTGAACCAGTTGTGCTAGGAGTTTTATTAAATAATAATTCAATTAATTCCAGTGCATCTATTAATGCTGATTCATTGAATGTTAATGTTAATGCTGTACTGCCCCAAAATCAAACATTAGTTGGAGATTTAAATGTAACCAAATTAGCAGATAATACTTCATTATCATTATTAAGCAGTGTAAATAATGAAATTTCAGAATTGAAAAATAATGTAAATAAATTACAAGTAAATTATCCTATTGAAACGGGTACTAACAATGGTTGGGAATATATAAAATATAATGACGGTACATATGAAGCGGATAAAAGACTTACTGTCAATACATCTTTATCAACAGTTTCTGAAAAGGTATTTACTACAAATCCATCAACCCCATTTGATTTTGGAATGAGACCATCTTTTGATGCAAGTTCATTACGTAGGTTAACAATAACTTTTTTGTCTTCACTCCGCAATTCAGCTGAAGTTTGGTATGCAAATTACACAAATCCATCGATTGTTGAAAATTCTATTTATAACATAGGTACTTGGATTTTAGTGTCGTCAAAACAAATAGCAACAGTACGTGGATATCTTTTTGCTCACATAAAAGGTAAATGGTTATTTTAAATAAAAAAATAAATAATAGTATTGTATATAAATATAAGGAAATAAAATGTATTCATTAGCTTTTCCAGATATGTTTACAACATCTAGAACAAAATTATATGAAGATAGAGAAGCTACATTAAGTAATTTAAAATTATTATTATTATCTTTTAAAGGAAATCTTTTAGGAGACCCTTATTTTGGAACAAATATTCATAAAATTATTTATTCAAATAATACTCAAATTTTAAAAGACTTAATAGTAGATGATATATATGTAGCAATATCCCAATTTATGCCTCAACTAAGAGTAGCTAGAAAAGATATAGATATTTATGGTGATGGCAAAAATTTATATGCTACAATAAACGCAACAAATTTATTGAATTATACTACAAATATGTATGAGATAAATTTAATTCAAACAGAAGAAGGGTGATTAGAGGAAAAATAAAATGTCTGATATTACAAATCCTTTACAAAACATAAGTTACACAAATAAAGATTTTACATCAATATATATTGAGTTATTAGATTTAGCTAAACAGTTAGCAGCTACTTGGGACCCAACTATTTCTAATGAATCAGATCCAGGTGTTATTTTAATAAAATTAAACGCAATTATTGGTGATAAATTGTCTTATAATTCTGATACAAATGTATTAGAACTTTTTCCATTATCAGTAACACAAGAAAAAAATGCTAGACAATTATTTGAACAATTAGGTTATTATATGCATTGGTATAAAGGTGCAATAACTAATGTTGCAATAACTTGGATAGGTAATAAAGTAAATCAAAATGATGAAACAGCAATTAAAGAATATACAATTCCTGCTTTTTCAATGGTTAGTGATTATAATAATGGTGTTATATATACATTAATAGGTCCTAGTGATGGAACAACTTTAAATACTTATAAAGTAGCTGACCAAAAATTAAAATTAGATGGAAGCACCACTTCTTTTAAAGCTATTCAAGGTATTCCTGTTCAATATACTATTAATGGAGAATCTTTAATTACTATTAATCATTTAGATAGTAATAATAGATTATATTTTTCAACTACAGATATAGCTGAAAATGGTATATTTATCACTAATGTTGGTGCTAATAATTATACTGATTGGAAAAAAGTAGACAATTTATTAATTCAGACTTTATCACCTCAAACATTAACTTATAGATTCGGTGTATCACAAGATACATCTACTTGTTATATAGAATTTCCAGAAAACGCTGAAGAAATATTTAGAAATGGTATTAATATTACTTACATTAAAACTTTAGGTGAAGAAGGAAACGTTTCTTACAGAACAATTGAAAAATTTTATACTGAACTTTCTCCAGTTGAAGACAATACTGTAACGTTAAATATTGATAACACTAGAATATTAAATTATTCTTCTGCCATTAATGGAATGAACCCTGAAACAATAAATAATGCTTATCGAGGATATAAATCAACTGTTGGAACTTTTGAAACATTAGTTACTTTAAGAGATTATATTGGTTATATTTACAATTCAGGCCTTGTTTCAAATGATTTTGTATGTGATAGAACAAATGATATTCAAGTTTGTTATAATGTCATGACTCAAACAAATGATATTGACCAAACATATACAATGATTGAAGAAGATGAAAATGAAAATCCTATAGCTACTGCATTTGATTTAAAATTATTTTTATTATCATCACCTATACAGCAGTTAAATACTATGGGTGCATATGCTTCAACATTTAATTTAATACCAAGTTCACAACAAGATGTTATTAAAACATATATAAGTGATATAAAATGCATTTCTCATGATTATGCTGATATTTTACCTGTTGATTCTGAACACAGTCATTTCTGTATGTTTAAAAATAAATATCCAATATCTTGTAGAATAACTACACAATATGCTTTAACAAAATCAGCTGCAAATGAATTAACAAAAAATGTACGAGAAGCTTTATATAAAAACTTAAATTCAAGAGAAGTTTCTTTTGGAGAAGAAGTTCCATTTGAATTAGTTTATAAAATTATTTCTGAAGCTGATGATAGAATTAAAAATGTATATCTCGATAATATAGAATATACTACATATGCAGTAATATATCTTAATGAAGATTATTATAAAGGTTTCATTGAAGTGGAAATAAGTTCACCTGATGAAAAACCTGTTTCTGTTACTGATGCAAGTTTTGACTTAAATAAATATCCTGTAACCATTACTGATAATGATAAACTTATTGAAACGATAGGTTATGATAATATTTCTGGTCAATTTATTCTTGAAGAAGAACAAGAACCAGGCCAATCTTTAATCAAACATTATTGGGTTTATGGTGATAAAAGATATGAATGGAATGATACTTCAAACTATTTTGGTTTTTTATTGCCTGGTACAAATTCATTACCAGCAGGTTCAACGTTTACCATAGGTTTATCATTAAAAACACAATTACAAAATGAATTATATACAAAATCTGTTCTTGCAGGTGTAACTCAATTTTTTGTACAAGATGAAACTTTTGATTATAATTTAAATCAAATATATAATTCAGAATTATCAGATTTAATACTAAAAAACATTTCAAAATTAAGCACAAATTTAAATATAGAATTAAATTCTGAAAATGATTTTACTTATACTTTAAGACAAAATGAAGCTATTCAATTATATGCTCCGAATATATTAGATGGTACCAGTTATTCATCATATGTTAAATTTGAATATACATTATATCATCCACTTCCAGTAGACACAGATTACCAATTACAACAAAATGAATGGTTTATAATGTATTGGAAAGAAAATGCAGATACTAATTATTATAAATATGCTGTATATGGTCAAGGAAATATAATTAGATTATCTAATTTTGATTTACAACCTGGAGAGCATATTGAATTTGGTGAAAAATTGACAGCTTATGCCACTGCTGAAAATAATTTTAGAATAACTTCTGATGATTATAATGCTATGGATTATGAAACAAGTCAAGGAATAAAATCTATAACAGATACTACTCAATTATTAAGTACAACAAAAACAATAACACAAAGATTAATTAATCAAGTAATTTTAAATGCAAATGATACTTATTGTTATTGGGTATTAAATGAATCAATAGATGTTAATGGTCAATCAAAATATAGATTATTTGAAGCTAATGAATATTCATATATGTTAGGTACGGGTGAATATTTTATTTACACAAATAGTTTATTCACTAATTTAACTATTTTAGGTGCTGGAACATTAATAGAACGTAGCGATGCTACAAGAGTTTGGGAAGTTGAAGTTAAAGATGCAAGTGATATAACTTTAAATGGTATAAATGCTTTTGAAGAATCAGATTGGTTTTCTCCTCCAGCAAATTCAACTATCACTTTAGTAGAGCAAAAATATGATACATTAACTGAAGGCCAAAAAATAAAATTAAGATTAATTAAAAATTATGAAGATTATATTCCTATCACATATACAGATATAGAAAAAGTAGAGATGGATAACATCACTGTAACTGTAGATTCTGCAACTTTTTATAGTCTTCTTGAAAATGTTAACATTGGTGATGAATATACATTTAATTATTTAGCTGATGGTCAATGGCAAAACGATAAAAAAAATATTAATCTAAATGATTATGGAATCAGTGTTAATCAATTAAATAATAATTTATATGTAGTTGATTATGATAAATTTATTAATAATCCTGTAATCAGCGCTGATAGGGATTGCGTTGATAGGGATAATAACGTAATAACTTTTAGTTTTATGCGTAATCAAAGTACTAATATATGGTCATATAATGCTGGTGGTGGTAATTTTACAGAATTTGTTCCTGAAGATTGGGGATTAGAAATCCCTGAAGGAATAAATCAATTTAATATAACATATTATGCATTAAAACCATCTGAATCACAAATAATAATCACTATTCCTTCATATTATTTAAGAATAGATAGGGATAATATATATGTAAATAATACTCCTATAGCTGGTTT